CTTGTTGAGATGGCTCGCACTCAACCGGAGATCCTCCGTCACCTCCAAGATGCACAAGCGGAAGGTGCCGGTGCGTTCAATAACGCCGTCATCAACCTCGCCTCCGAACACACGAACAGGTCAATTGCTTCTGCAGTTGCTGTGATCGGTGGCTCGATTGTCGCTATTGTTTGCATTTTGCTTCTAAATGCCCTGTGGTGGTATGGCGTATACCGTTTTATCAAATGGATGATCACTCCCACTGTTGAAATTGTTTTCGTCAAAGAACCACAAGAAGCACACGAACAATCTTTCGTCGAGAAAGACCCTAAAACTCGACGACTTCCCCCGCCCCCTCCTGTCATTAAGAAGGTCCGCGAGACTGCAACTGCCCATTTGCAAGTCGCCACCTTCGCCGATGTCCGCCACCTTGAACAGGTGCGCGCTGCGATCGCTCCCAATGAGGCCCTCATCAAGTTCCCTCATGGTGTTGCCTCGGTCACGTTCGTTTGTGACCAAAGAGCGATCATCAATTCCCACACTGCTAAGTACCTTCGCAACCTGGACCCCACGACCCCAGTGGAAATCCTTGGTATGCGCCCTTTCAGCTGCAAAGCTTCAGATATTAAGATTGAAGCTGAGTGTGGCAATCATCTAAAAGATGACAAGCTTAAGAAGATCGATCCGCGTGTCACCGCGTTTGTCGATGAGTATGAAGGAAGTGAGGAATGGGTTCAAGTTCGTTTCCCCCCGAACCTCCCCTCCTTCCGTGACATTACCAAACATTTCATTTCTGAAAAAGATTGGCACCTTGTTTTCCAATCAGGGACTTTTGTCAAGACCCTAGACCCCCTGTTTGTGCCCAAAGAACAAGATGATGATCCGAGTGAAGACATTTGGCGCTGCACCGCGCCCCCCATTGTCTTCAAAAAGATTGATTTCGACTCACATCTTGCTGATTCCTCCATGTATGGAGCGATAGGCTTCCGCGTAGAAAAGAAACCGCGCGATGGTGAGTCTGGAAAACTCTATCTGACCCTGAACCATAGGGTCCAAGGACCAATCTTTGGCATCCACTCTGCTGAGATGACCATTGGTGATAACAATTACATCATTTGCACGCGTGTGACCCGAGAAGCTCTTCTATCCGCTCTCGGCCGCACTGCGAGCCCACCTGCTCCGCTCCTCCCTGCACAGGTTGGTGATGTGCGTGTTTTAGACACGCTCGATGGCTTCCAGCTCAAAGCCAACACCCAAATTCTACGCCTTGGACCAGGCGCAGTTGCTCGTGGTGTCCTTCCCCCCGAGCATGCCGGTGGCATTTATGGTACAACTGCCCTAAAACGCACGGATATGTGCGCATGGCAGTGTCTCACCCACACTAATCCCCGCTTCTGTAAAGCAGCAGGGTGTGACGTCCAGTACCCTGTCAAAGCCCCCGCCCTTCAGCATCGGTATAAGATGCGCATCCCTGGAACCGACAAGTATTTCGTCGGCGACCCTGCAGAAGAAACAATGCAGAAGTATATGCGCCATCTACCGACTGTCCACACCGTCGATGGAGTTCCCATCCTCGACTGGTGTCTCTCACACCTCACTGACGATGTGATTCGTAAGATGATTCCGGAACCCACTTCTCCTCTTGACAACCTCCGAATCATCGACACACTCGTCGCCAACCCTCAACACCCTGATTGTCCCCCAATCACAAGACAAACAGCCGCAAATCTCCCCTGGAAACACGTGCGTCTCCCACACGCTGCCGGCACAAGCCATAAGTACACCATTTTGGTTTGTGAGAAGCATACTTCCGGCGGTTGCTATCTTTCTCAAGAAGATTGCAAACCTTCCTACCACCCCGAATTCATCGACGTTTTTGAGGCGATGATGGAGACCTGCGCAAAGGACGAAATGCCCGAGCTCTTTTGGAACTTCTTCTTGAAAGATGAATGTCTTCCACTTGAGAAGCTCGTTGCGCGCCTAATTCTAGGCGCCCCTGCGCACTTGCAAGTTGCTTTTATGCTTGCTTTCGGTCCCGTCTTGTCTGGCATTGTTCCCCATGCCCACGACCCCGATCATTGGATTCGTGTTGGTGTTGCTTGCGGCTCTAAGAGGTGGTGCGACGTTTTGGCACAGCTCATTGTCAAATACCCCCACCTAATCCAAGGAGACCATAAATGGTGGGACTTTTGTCACACCGCCTTGGATCACGAGCTCGCTCGTCACGACATTCTCCGGGCCATTCACATTTACTTCCCCGAATCTGATTCCCCGAGAAGACAAATTATCCGTCGCCGACTTCTTGAAGTTATTCAAGACCCCAACGTCTCTGTCGCCCGGATATTGATCGAGTTCGCCAACATCCTCCCCACTGGCAACCCGATCTGCGCTTCCTACAATAGCATCATCAATTGCAACCAAATTTACCTTGCTTTTTGTTTCACGTTCACTGATGAACACAAGAGG